TAAAGAATGCATCAGTATCAGTTAAGTAATGGTTCACAGTATAACCCTGTGGAATCATTCCCATGTTACCAATAGCATTGATATCATTATCTGCAGTTCCAGTTCTTCCTTGAGACTTCATAAGTCTCTCAGCTGTAAATTGTAGCGCAGAAGGAATTATTAATTTAAGTCCTCTTGCTGCAATTTTTAAGCCTCTTTCGTCTACAAGTGCTGCTATGTCAATTAACGACTGCTCTAACGATGTCTCGTTTAAGTCAGCTGCAGTTGACAATTCATTTCTGAATGTTCCAGCAACAATTGGGTGGTCAGTAGCACAAAGCTCTTTTCCGTCACCACCTGTGAAAGACGAACTAAACGCATTGTTTAACACGTTAGCTGCTTTAACTTGTTTTGCATTTGCCATAGATCTAGCTAATGCTTTTGTATATCTAGACGCAAGTCTATCATACAAATTATCCTCAATCGCTTCTTCAGTGATTGCGAATGCTAAAGCAAGTGTCTCGTGAGTGTATCTAGCAGTGAAAGTTTCTTGTGCTGTATCGAAGTTAACACTAGATCCTTCAGGTTTTACTGAAGCATTAGCGAAACCAGATAACATCACTTCTTCTTCAAAAGCTCTATCAGAATTTTCGATGTCGTAAATCTGAGTATGCTCATCTGCATAGTTTTTGTATTCCAGGCCGAATAGTGCATTCAAACCTGGCTCTAGTTCTTTAACTAGCTGTGATCGTGATATAGCCATAATTTAATCTCCTATTCTATTATACGCCTGTTGTTAATTTAAATACATGCTCACCTGTGTTGAACACAACGTATGCGTTCACGTTTGCTGAACTTGTATCACTATTATCCGGATCTTTTGATATACCGATTTGTTTGAAACCACCTGATGTACCAGAAGTCGATGTGTCAATTTCTGAAGTTGATTGTCCAGAAAGAGTGCTTCCACTCGTTCCAACAAAGTCAAATGCAGAGTTATTCATCGCCGCTGTTCCAGTTCCATCATGTTGTGCTTCGTACACGATATAAGGATCCACGAACACTGAAGCTACAATATCCGAAGCGTTTGTGCTTGCAGGATAAAAAGCTTTAAATGTCGGTTTACTTGTTGACGGATCAGTGAAAAAACAACCACCGAATACACCTATTTGTTGAGTGTCTCCAGCTGCTGCCTGCTCAATGCCGCCACCCGCTACTGCTTCTACCACTTGACCATTGAAAATCGATGTTCCGTGGTTTGCTGCTATAGCGTACTCTTCCGTTCTGATTCTTCCACCTGTAAGATGTCTTGTAGGTTTAAAACCGAACGCCGCGTCTTTATTAGCCATGTTTTTTCTCCTTTGTTTGCCAAAAGGCAAACTGATTTAATTTATTCGTTGGTAGAATTGTTAAAAAATTAACTTTTCTTCGTACCACCGAAGGTTACACGAGTCTGTCGATCACTATTGATCGGCATACTTGGATGCTGTTCCTTCATTAAATCATTTTCGATCGCGTCATTCCGTTCTTTTGTTTGTTGTTCAAAATACTCTTTGCGCGCCTCAACAATTTCTTCCGGTATCCTTGCCAGCAAAAGGCCGCCAACTCCGATCACCCCCTTGTATTTACCGTCTTGTATTTGTGGATAGTCAATATCTGAATATTCATCAGCTCTCACTAATTCAAATCCTGATCTTAACTTAGCTGACATGTTCGAGGTATCGTCAAAACCCATCGATTCAGCTCTAATCCACCTATGTTTAAAACCATCCGGTGCAGGTGGTGCATCTAAAGATGATGGTGGAGTCCAAACTTTTTTCTGTTCTTTAACTTTTGTTTGGCTCGCACGAGAGTCTATTTTTTTCTTTTCCATATGCCTAAGCCCCTTTCGTGATTTTTAATTGTTTCGCATATTCTTCTAGTGGCACACCTAATTTTTTAGCAATTGATACTTGAGATGGCGTGAGTCTCACCGTTTTCTGCGACCTATTGTTTACACTTCGCTTTGCTGAAGCTACTGTTTGTGTCGGTTTAGTCGTTACCGTGCTATCAGTTGTACCAAACTTGTGTGGAAAGTCAAGCCTCATACGCTTATCTATCTCTGAATAGTACTCATCTGATTGTGCATCAAACCCTTCTTCATCAACTAACTTTTTGTGTAAATCAAAAGCAGTATAAGTCATGGCACTGTCTGTTCCAAACCATGGGTTCTTTTCAGCCCATGCTTCTGCTTTTGGATCAGTTTGTGGCTGTGTTTGTGCCATGGCCTGATCTAATGTTGGAGATGTATCTTGAGCAGGTTTAGCAGCGCTTTGTTTTTTTAAGTTTGCTACCCTAGCCTCCTCTACACCTAATCTTGCTATCATTTTTTGTGCCTCTACTTCAGCAGCAATATCACCAGCTTCTCTTGCTTTGGCTAATTGTGATTGAGCAGCTTGAAGGCCAGATACAACTCTACCCTCCATGGCATTAACATAATTAGGTTCTATGGTAGAAAGTTTTGTTTTTAAACTTTCTTGTTCTTGTTTTACGCTTTTAGCATAATCTAAAGCAGCATCTTTTTGTCGTTCTGCTTCTCTCCATTTTTTAGTTAGTTTAGCAATTCTTTTTTGAACTCCTTCACTGTAATCTTCTAATTCTTTTTTCTTGTCTTCTGTTTCTTCTTTTGGTTTTGTTTCCTCTTTTACTTCTTCTACTTTTACTTCTTCTTCTTTTTGCTCTTCTGCTTTTGGTTCTTCAACTTGTTTATTTTCTTTCTCCTCTACGTTAACCTCAACTTCTGGTCCTGAAGTATCTATGTCAACCATAGGTTCATTTTGTTTTTCTTCTTCTGGCATAGTTGCTCCTTCTATGTTTAATATTGATGAAATATTGATTCGGGATCTTTAATGGTCGCTAAAACTTCATCATCATTTAGCAGTCTAACCTCCCCACCATCTATCTGTATTCTTGACCCTGCATAACGTGCAAAGATAACCCAATCGCCTTTCTTGCACCATGGGCCTTCTGGATATCTTTCTTTATCATAACAGTGTGCCCCCATTTTTAAAACAAGACCACAATTAGATCCAACTTGTTGTCTCTCCAATGTTTCCTGTCCTAGATAAAGGCCACCCTTAGTTTTCTCTTTCATTTTAAAAGGTAAAACTAAAAGTCTCCATCCTGTGGGTTCTGGTAATTTACTGTCTTCTTTTTTTGATAAGTCTACTTCTGGTTTCTTTTCAGCTTCAATTTTATCTAGTAAAGCTGTCTTAAGTTTTGGGACCTCTTTGGTTGAGATCGATGATTGTTCCTTTTTCATTTTCTTGCTCCTTATTGTCTAGCAGGTTAGAGATTTCCTGTAACATAATTTGATATGTATTCGCTTGTCCTAACATATACTTATATTTTTCCATGCTGTCAACACCGCCACCTATGAGTATGTCTCCAATCTTTTGAAGATTATCTCTCATTAACTTTTGCATCTTAGCAACTATAACTAATCCATCTTCCATTATAATGTTGTTCCTTTCTCTGGCTCAAACTCTTCTAACACTTCAATCTTTTCTTTAGCGTTAGCTATCTTTTCAACCAATTTATTTATTTCATCTAAATGTTGAGGATGCTCTCCAATGCCCACACTGTTAGTTAGATATATGTTTATTGTGGCATCAGACTCTGCGATTTCAGCCTCATATCTTGCACGAAGTGCGTCTAGTATAGATCTTCTCATGTGTATCCTTATGCTTTCTTTGATGCTCTTATTGAATCTTTACCTTTCTTTGCAATATTTACTACTTCATTCTTACCCATGACTTTTGCTCTCTGTTCCATGACTGTAAGTATCTGTATCTTTCTTGCAAATGATTTATTTGTGTTTTTAACTTTTTTAACCGTTGCTCTAGCGTCTGCAGGTGTTGCAAATTTTATCTTTACAGTATCTCTAGGATTTTCGTCAGTGTAAAGTCTTCTATCGCTTCCCGGTGGTTTCTTACCCGTTCCTTTTTTTGGATCTGCCACTTAGTACTCCTTTCAGTATTTTAGCTTGACCAGCATGTGCCTTAGATGCTTTGTTTAAGGCCTTCATGACTTTTTTTATTTTACCTTTTTGTTTTTTCATTTTTCTCCTTTTTTGCTTTGGAAGGTAATAATCCTTTAGAAACCGCACGAGCTCTCTCACTAAATCCAAGTTTCTTACCTTTCCTAATTTTATCTTTTATCGTTGATACTTTTGCTACCATGATATTTTTCTCTCCAATAATTTTTTCTTTCTAATAATCTAATTTTATATTCTAATTTATCTATGCCTAATATTTTTTTAAAAAAATTTTTTAACATTTCCATCTTCTACGAGCTTGTCTTAATCTTGAATTAGGATCTCTCGCAGCTTTAGGAAACTTCTTCATTTGGCCTGCACTTCTCGCGCAGAATGATTTACGTCTTTTAGCAGCTTTAGATCCTGGTTTGACTTTGCCAGTGACCGCTGTTTTTAATTTAGAACCTGGATTAAGTCTTCTGTAAGCCTTAACTCCAGCTGCAGTCATACCTGCACCTTTTTTAGTTGGTCTAAAATTTTTCTTATTTCTAGGAGGCATGCCTCCTTTTGCTAACTCTTCTCTTACTGCAAAATCATTTCTCATGGCATGAACTTTCTACCGTAATATTTTACATACGATGGATTAGATAACTCAACTCCTCCATAGTTACCTTTAATGCTTTTACCAATATAACCCGCTGCATAACCTTTTGCAGCTTTTGCTCTTTTAGTGAAAGTTTTTACATTAGTTGGTTTACCACCAACACCTTGAGCAACTGCTCTTTTTCTAGATACCGCTGACTTTCTTTGTCCCTCTGTCATACGTCTTGCTTTAGCAAGAGGCACACACTTTGGATACTTACGTTTAGCGTCAGCTTTTTGTTTTGAACGGCCACACTTAGCAAAAGAACCATCTTTCTTTTTGCTACCAATATCCACCCACTTCTGGGCAAACCATTTTTTTAAACCGTTCTTTGCCATGTTATTTATTTGGTCTTCGTGCTTTACCAAAACCTTTTATTTGTATGCAAGCGCTACCACCCATGCCAAGACCTTGTCGTCTTAGTCTCTGTGTAGCTTCCATAAGTCCACCACCTGCTTTATACACTCTACCGCCCTCAGCTTTTTTAGGGCCTCTAAAGTCTTTTCTCTTCAAACCAGATGGATCTTTGATTTTACCAGCACAAATTTTAGAGGCGTAGGCGTTAGCATATGCAGACGGGTAAACTTTGAATTTACGCTTTGCTGCTGCTTTACCTCTAGGACATAATTTAGTCATTATTTTTTCCTCGCTGTTTGTGCAGCTCTTCTAAAGTTAGCTGCAGTTGGTGAACCTTTTGTACCTTTTTTTCTCATTGTCTCTCCAGAGCCAGCTTTGATTCTAGCTCTTTTTGCTGCAATGTTTGCGTACAAACCTTTACCAGCCATTACTTACCTTTTTTCTTAGACATCAAGAATTTTCTAAGGCCTGGATTTAATTTGGACATTCCTCCGCCCATCTTCTTAACTCTTCCGCCCTTCATCATGCCTTTAGCTTGTTTAGCTGCTTGCTTCATAGGTTCAGTTTTATTTTTATCTTTATCTAAATCTAAAAAGTCAGGTTTAGATCCTTTCATCATAGGCTTTCTTTTCATCATTCCACCGCCCATTTTTTTAACACGTCCACCATTTTTGTAACCTTTAGGTGAGACTTGTTTGTTGTATAGTCTATTTGGCATTATTTTTTTCCTCCGTTTTTAAATATTTGTGTTCCCTTTATACCATAGATACTCGCTACGACAAGAATCCATAAATTCGTAAACCAGCTGGGCAGTTGTTGAAACTGTTCAAAGAACTCTTTTATCTTTGCAGCTGCACCCGGATCATCCGAGAAGACACCCCAAGCAATCACCAAGATGGGCAATGTGAGCACGATCAAAACGAACTCGTCCTTCCAGTCTGATTGTCT